AGCCATTAAAACCGCATTCACATTTTCAAGCTCACAGAAGTACACTTCTACACTCAAACACAATGTTGAACTTTTTAAAACAATTTATCCCAGTTGGTAATTTACCGACTAAATTCATAGATGGTGTGTTTACACTGCGTACCTATAAAAGCTTACAATTTGATGGGTACGTTGATGACCAACGTAAACATGAAAGAGACCCTGAAGAGGTAAGAGTCCTGGAGCGCATAACGTCTAGCGCTTTAAAGAAAACATCAGACGGGGTAGGTAAAATGAGGAAAATGGTTAAGAGTTTAGTTAACCTCACCATCTTTGGCAAGAGAGGTCAGGTACATTTTTCTGTTAGAAATACGTCATATTTTGGTTTAAATAAAGAAATGTTGACTACAACGGGTATGTTAAGCCATACTGCTATACTTAAATCGCTTAAGGAGATGAATTCCAATTCGGACATCAAAGAGCAGCGGCTTAATAACTTTATTGAAGCTGCACTGACCAATCAGTTTTACGACAACTCTACTGCCTTGATTTTCTGCTTTCTAATGAAGTATTATAAGATGGTGATTGCAAATCGTATGAATGTACATACTATGAGAATTGTTATTGGAGCTGATGTTCTAGTGTCATGGTATGGTTTGACAGAAGACTTAATCTTTGATGGGTTTAGAACTTACCTAATAACTAAAGGCATAACGGGAGTATCTTGTATGTATCGTGACAGCCTGTCATATATGTTAGAAATTAAGCGATATTTGAATGATTTGAATCAAGACTTGGTTACAGCTATCAATGCTAAAACCCTAGATCCTAGACAGGTAGAAGGCTTGGAATTAACTCTCAAATACTGGAAAATGTATGAATACAATGATGGGCATTCTAGATCAGGTAATTGCTTCGGAGATCACTTAGACTTCATTCATAATAAGTTTTTAGTTCCACAAGAAGTTAATGGTATATCGGCACCAATGCTACCAATTATTACAGCTACGAAAAATGTAATACCAGACAAAGACGAAGTCATTGCCATGTTAACTAACAGGGATGGATTCGTAGATTGTACAGGCTTGACAGAGCGTGAAATGTCAATACTCGAATGGTCTTTACAAGGAAATATACGTAATACACCTTTCTTGGTAGATCAGGAATTTACCATGATGCAGGCAGGTAATAGGGTCGTAGCTTTCAACGCGCCTGGTCCTGGGGGTAATGCAGACAATATAAGAGAGACAGAAGTATTAAACTGTCTTAAAAAGTTAATAACTACTCACAGGTGGCACCAGGAATTTTACAATGCAATAATCCTGCTAAAAGACTGGGTCTCACAACCTAGTACAGAGACCGTGGAGAGCCACTGGTGGACGAATCTAGATAGAGGAATTGCACTACCACAGCTTGGGCTTAAAAGAGCCATATTCCCACACCTGCTAAGAGGGGAAGCTGTTTGTATAACTAGAGAGGCTTTAGAAATGTATGATAATGTGTTTATGAACAAGAGACACATGTTCGTAGAATCTGCCTTATTGGTGGCAGCATATAGTTGGGGTGAGTATTTATTGCGTTATAATGCAGAAAGTACTACCCAGCTTTTGTTGCTCAAAAGTAGTGCAGGCAACGAAGAATTGAACCCACACGAAAGAGTGACTGCGATACAGAGTGCCCTATTAGCAACTGGAGTACCTGTATGCAACTTCAAAGGGGCGGGCACGTTCATAATAGGTGATATGGAACAACAGTCAAAAAATATAGTGAAATTTGGGCATATTGACATTGAACACTTAGGCGATTACGGTTACCATCTGAACGGACAGAACGTGATTGTGAACTCAGTGGTGCCACCGGGAGCTACTAGCCTGATTGTAGGTTTAGCTTCTAGTTTATTACAAGGGACACCATTGAATGCAGAATTTGCCATACCACCAGTACACATGGTAGTAGTGGATAGTAGATTCCAACGAGGAGTATATTTCAAAGACTTGTGGGCCATGGGCGTGGTGCATCGCTGGAATGGCTTTGATCTGACTTATAGAACACCTGTTAGTTTGAACAGACACAAGATGTATGCTGCAAACAATGTTAGTATAGCCTTACCACCTGTGTTCCCACCAACAGTAAGACAAAATGCTTATTACGTATATAACAATAGTACTGAAAGAGAACATTGTTTTGGTGATGATTTTCAATGGGCACAAGATAAGATTACAAGGTTTACCTGGATAACCAGTAGAGTGGAAATGTTAGACGGTACGAACTATAACTCGCCGCCGGTATTTGATTACTTTGAAAAGGTACAAATACCTAGGAAGATGGAGTTTGTTGAAATGCAAGGGTTAGACATAGTGACAGCGGTAGTAAGTAAATTTAACATTTCGGAGCGTTTTTTTTACCTAGAGAAGCTAAAAGCAGGGTTGCCTCTACCCAGCGAAAGAAAACCGTTAGACTTATTAGAGGAAGAACCGATAATCAGTCAGGAGGGGAAAAGTACGTTAGAGGAGACACCGGCGGCTTCAGGAAGTGCAGCCCAGTTGTAGGTGAAATGACGAAGTTTTACGATAAATGTATTCCTATGTATATAAAGAAGAGAAATGATGTAAAAGACATAATTGGTCAAGTATGTCAGCTGGAAGAAGCGGATTTTATTTTATTTGAAATAGTTGAAGGACTACAAGGTATTGGTAATAAGTATTTATTTTTAGAAAAACAGGCTGTGTATGTATCTTGTGTGTATTATAGTTCTAATAATGTAACGGCAATGTATATTCATAAAGAGATGTACCTTAATAACATTAGTGAGGATGTAAAGTTGAGACTGTCTAAAGTAATGTATGGTCATGATTTGTTTAGTTATGGACTTATAAGTACACCAAGAGTAGCACAAGGTATATTGCATATCAAGGATGTACAATATGAGAAATTCTTAGAAATTTATAATATAGATGAAAACGTTTGTAAATATAATTCAAAGTTCGAACAGGATGAGGGCGAGATAAACTCAATGTTAGAGATAATCAAGCCCATAATAGATGGGACCCGTAAACTGAGAGTTGATCGTGTATCAGCATACCATTTACGACACATCACGGTCAAGGAATTGGCAAGATATGGAGTCAGAGACATAGCAAGCAAGACATACAAAAATAAGAGTCTTATTAAAAATGTATTGAAGTTTGATTTAACTGAAACCTTCTTTTGTGGCTTATTAATTTGGTTAATGTTACTACCGGCAAAACAAGCAGACATGTTTTGTTTATCAGATGTTAATACCTGGTTGTACAAAAATGAAGAAGATTTCTTTCTGAAGATTAAAAAGTACTTTACACTTAAACTTAAGGCAGTTCAAAACTTGATTGACATTGACCTGACACCATTTTTTGAGATGGAGGTATTAGTAAATAGAGGAATGGGTAATATTAATTGGGAAGAAGAGAAAGACCATAGGACGGAACCTAATGTATGTACTATAGATGCAGTAGACATTTATAAGTATAGTTTGGAGTTATTTTCAGACATAAAAACGACTGGCTCAAAACCTAGAAATAAAAAATGGTCAGATTTCTGGGAGAGTAGATGGGAATGGGCACCAACGGGGGTGTATCATACTCAATATGATGAGGACAATAAATACTTGGATGAGGAAAAAGAATGTAGGAATAATTAAATGCTTTGAGTAGGATGGAAGAGAAAGAGGTAGTACATTTCTTGGATAGAATACCGAGTATGGTAGCTTGGCCGTCAGTTAAATATGAGTGGGGTAAGCAAAGGTCAATATATGGTGTGGATATAACTAATTTTATATTATCAGCTTTTGCATTTTCTGATTGTGAGGATGTGTTGGCAGCTAAATTCCCAATTGGTAAAGCTGCTACTGAGGGTAACGTGCGTAGTACCGTACGAGAAGTGCTGAAAAATGGAATACCATTTTGTTTCGATTTCGAAGACTTCAATTCACAACATAGTACAATAAATATGCAAATGGTATTGGAGGCATATTTATACACTTTTAGAGCAGATATGTCTGAC